ACGTGTTGTCGACCCACATGCCGATCGCCGCGCCGTCCCAGCCATAGCCGATGTAATGGCCGCCGTAATAGCTGGAGTAATTGATGCCGTAGCCGCCGACCGTCAGCGCGCCCGAGAGCGCACCGCCGGCAAGCGGCAGATAGGGCATCGCAGCGCCCGCGACGGTTGGCGCGCGGGCGAAATTGACGACGCCGGTGCTGCGCAGGATGGACAGCGGCGCGTCGAGACCCACGCCGGCATCGCTATAGCGGACAATGCTGAAGTTGGAGCCGAAGTTATTGCCAGTCTCAGCCTCCGTGCTCGCCAGAACCACATTCCACCGCACCGTGGCCCCCGTATAGGCGACAACCTGCGCGCCCTGACCGGCGCCGCGCGACAGGTTCATCTGAGCGTACTGCCCGGCTGGCGCATTGACGGTGATCGCACCACCCGCGTCGATCACCAATGGTCCAGTCAGTGTCCCGCCTGTCAGCGGGAGATAGCCGGCGCCGACCGCGCCGCGCGCCACCGTTGTGATCGCCGCGGTGAAACGGCTCTGCAATGCCGACATGCCAGCCGGCGATCCGTCGTCCAGCATGTCCTGGCCGGTCACATCGGCGGTGAATTGCCCGACCATCGCCGAGATCAGCGACGCCTGCCGCCACACCTTGTTAAGCTGGATCGACAAAGCGGTGCCGGTGGAGAAGCCGAGAATGCGCGCGGTGAACCCGCTCGCGATGTAATCGGCCTGCGCCATGACATCGGCCGCAGGATCGCCCGCGAAGGTCTGGAAGTCATTCGTTGCCATGAACCCGGCCCCCTAAAGCGTTTGGATGATCTTGCCCCAGGCCCCCTCGTTGAATCCCCCGAAGGGACCGCCGGGTGAGGATGGAATGTTGAAGGCGAACAACGGCTCGGTCGAAACCGTCGTCTCGATGAAGTTGTACTTCACCCCGCTCGCCTTGATCGGAAAGTCCTGCTCGAGCACGGCCAGCATCAGCGAGGACAATTCGACGCCGGGAATCAGCACGTCGCATTCCATCAGCCCGGCCGGCGTGTCGCCCTTGTCCTGCACAATCACGCCGGGGAACACCGCGTTGAATGCCTCGTAGATCTGCGACAGCGTGCCGTCCCAGCTATTGGCGATTGCCTGCAATTTAAGCAGCGTGCGATAGGTCTCATCGTCGAGCGCGGTGATCGCGTCGGTCGGCTCGTATTTGCCCAGCCAGACGCCCTGATTGAATCCGGTGCGCGCCCCGGCACCATCGTTGAACGAAAAGAACACGCCGCTGATCGGCACCTGGACATAACGCGTGCGGCCGATCCATTGGCCGAGGACGTCCAGTTGCACGCCGACCGCGCTGTCCAGATCGAAATCCGCGGTGAGCTGCGCCAGCATCGCCTGCGCGTCGATCATCGGCTGCAGCAGCACGGCGAGGGTGTTCATGAAGCGGGGCTTGGTCGAATGCCATGAGGTCACCAGGCCGAGGTAGTCGGAGAGATTCATGGCCTGCCTCGCTGCAACGTCACGCTCGGATATTCGCCGAACTCATCGCGATAGTACCGCGAGAAATGCGACAACTGCCAGAAGCCGAACTCGACCGCGGCGCGCGTCACGCACTCGCCGGCGATGATGCGCTCGCGCGCGCGGATCAGTCTCTGCCGCCGCAGGAACCTGGACGGTGATATGCCGAGGTGGCGGCCGACGTAGTTTCTCAATGAGCGGACATTCGTTCCCAGCAGCCGCGCGATCTCCGGCAGCGGAATACGCGCCTCGCACGTCTCTGCCAGAGCGATGAACCGCTTCACTAGCTCGGCGTGATCACGACATTCGCCGGGTCGCAATGGGCGATCTGGAAGATGGATACCGGGATGTTCGCCGTTCCATAGGTGCCGCCGCTCGGGCTCGCGACGGTCATGGCCGTGATGTCGTACGTGTTGGTCGCGCCGAAGGGCAGTCCCGTCGTCGCATCGCAGAGGTTTGCCGGGAGCCATAGCTTTGAATAAACCACGCCGACGCCGGAGCCGAGACTATTGATGTAATTCGCGACCGCCTGACTGATCGCCGCGCCGATGATCGTGGAATAGCCCGCCTTCGGTGTCAGCGTGATCCGCACCCCGACATCGATCTGCGACGGCACGAAGAAGCCGATATCGTGCGGCAAATTATAAACGTCGTTGACCGTCTCCCGCGTGGTCCCGTACGTGTAGCAGCCCGGCGTCTTTTTCAGCAGGATGGTCTGGCAAATCTGCGTCGCATCGCCGCCCTGTACCACCATGCTGATGCTATGCGGCGGCAAGGGGCCGACGCCGGCCGGCGGCGGCGTCGCGGTGTAATCGGTCGAGGTATCGTTTTCATAGGGGACGCACGCCGTCACGCCGGGAAGCTGCAACACCGCGCCGGTGACGCCCATCAGCACGGAGAGCGCCGGCAGCGCGGTTGACTGGCTCTGCCGCACGCGCAGCCCCGCGTCCATCTCCACCGGCGCTCCCGGCTCGGCGGGGCCGGGGTTCGTCACCGTCTGCCAGCCCAGCGTGATGGTATCGATCTGCGTGATCGTACCAGGCGCGGCGCCGAGCGCGCCCGCCGTTTCCGCTGTCGCCGTCACCGTTATCTCGCCGGAGACCGGGATCAAGACGGATACCGGAAGCAGCCAGCGGTTCGACGACTGATCGCGCGCCGCGCCATTGGTAATCAGGGTGCCGGCCTGGCCGACGATCAGCACATCGACCGACGAGTTCGACGGCAACTGCCGTGTCATGCCGTTAATTTTGACATTCGAACTCAGGCCGACGCCCTGCGCGGTCGAGGGGCTGAAGCTGTTGTAGACCGCGAAGCACGCGGCATTCGCGTCGGAGGCAGCGAGCGCGAACACGGCGATCATCTGCCCGTCCTGGGAGTCGTTGCTCACCACGATGTCGCTGCCGTAGATCGCCTGGAACTGGCCGATCAGGAAGGCCTGGATCTGCGCGAAGGTGGGCGCATGGATGCCAGTGGCATCGACATAGGCGGCGGTCGGGGAGCGGACGATGCTGCCGGACATTTACCAAGACCCCGCGTCGAGGGCGATGATGCGGAAGTCGGTGATGTCGGCGCGAGGCCCGGCAAGCAGATTGGCCGGCACCGCGGTGAGGCTCGTGCCGCCGCCGGCGACCACGCCCACCACCACCGCGGGCGTCGCCCCCGCCGCGGGCGCTGCCTGCTGCGTCAGTGCCGGCGGCACGGGCGCACGGACCGCGTAGCGCGGCACCGGCGCCGGGACCGCGGCAGGAGAGCGGAGAACCGGCGGGACGGGCTCACGGACGCGCGGTGGCCGCCGCGCGGGTATCCGGAGGGCCCGCCCCGGCAGCGTCACGACGCCAGAGTCACGAACGACGACGAGCGGCATCAGAATGTCCCTGCGTCCAGTGCGGTGATGCGGAAGTCGGAGATATGCGCGACAGACTGTGACAGGTCGGCCGGCTGCATCTCGAGCGGCGTGCGCAAGCTGCCCTGGATGCCCAGCAGCATCGACCTGCCGCCAAGCGAGACGCCAAGCGGCGGCACGGCGCCCGGCAGCTTCGCCGCCTGCAGGACGGCCACGCCGTAGGCCGTGTTGATCGTCATCGCCGCCGACCAGGTGCGCGTGTTGGGATCGACCACCGAGTTGTAGGCGGAGATCGTCGTGACGTTCGGCGTCGTCTGCACGCGGTCGACCACGACGATGTCCCGCGTCGCCGCGGTGCGCTCGCCGAGCACCTGCGTGTTCCAGGGCGTGCCATCGGTCTGATCAGCAAAATATTCCCCGAGATTGAGCCGCAGCCGCGTCATCACCGATTGCGCGACGCCCTCGGGCTGGTCGATCCAGAAATTGCTCTGGCCGTGGCCGAACGTCATATCCCCGTTCGCATCGAGGCGGCGATACCGCATCAGGTGCTCCCATCGATGATATCGCCGCGCGACTGCAAGAATTGCAGCAGGTTCTTCAGTGCGACGTTGCCGTTATAGCTGCCGGTGATGGTCCCCTTTGCGACCGGCGCCGTGCCGAGCACGCCGAGCTTGTTGCCGGTATCGCCCACCATGACGTTCTCGGCCTTCAGCGTGACCGCCTGATTGGCGCCATCGACAAACACCACGGCCTCGCCCGCGCCGTTCGCGTAGAGCGTGATCGCCTGGTTCTTGCCATCGACCTGCACGACGGTTTTCTTGTCGTCGCTGCGAAGCTGCACGGTATCCGGATCGACGCCGCCGGCCGGCAGGTTCGGCTGGCTCCGCACCCCGACATGGGCGACCGCATCGGTGATGTCGTGCATCCGCCAGTCGGACGGCTGCAGCGTGCCGCCATGCTGGAACCAGTTGTCGATGCTCCGCTCGCTGAAACTCAGCCAGCACTCGTCGCCCGGCTTGACCGGGAAGGTGAGCGTATGGCCACCGCCGCCCGGGAAATGCACCGGCACGTCGTGGATCGGCGAGATGGACACCGGCTTGAGCGTGCCGTCCGTCATGCGCTGGATCGCCTGGATCGCCGGCTGCACGACCGCGGTGACCGCCACCGCGTTGAAGCTGACGATGATGCCCGGCATGCCCGTGTGGATTTGCGCCTGTCGCCCGTCGAGTACGGTTTGCAGCGCCTCCAGATCATCGGCAGTGGTCTGCCGCAGGTCGAGCGTGGTGTTGGTATCGCCGCTCATGACATGACCCAGTAGAGATGCGAGCCCGTGCCGAGATCAGCGAAGGTCGGCACGTCGTCGGGGACGCCATCGGATTTCACCCATAGCTGTCCGCCGAAGTTGAGGTAGCCGAACTGCGCGAGCAGATCGGCGCCGGTGACCAGAGGAATGCCGCAGGCGATGGGGTTGCCCTGGTAGTCGTTGATGTCCATCACCCAGCCGCCGCCGCCGGCGCACGTCGAAGGCGCGTCGCGATAGGTGAACACCAACTGGTAGGTCGCGCCCGCGAGCGCGATGGTGAAAAACTGCGGCGTGCCCGACAGCGGGATTTCCGAGACCGTCCCGCTCATGGCGTGGCCTTCTGTTGCTGCGAGCCCGTGATGTTGCTCAGCGTCGAGCGCAGCACCGGCGCCGGCTGCTGGTTGCCGGCATCGGTCGGCGGCTGGGTCGTTTGCGGGATCGCCTGCGCGTCCTGCGGCGGCGAGTCGGCCTCACCGAGATCGACAATCAAGACTTCTTGCATGTGGCATTCGAGGATCAGCGCATATTCGGTGTGATGGTCGTTGGCGACCGAGAGTTCGGTGATCACCACCTGCTGGGCGTTGGTGCCCTGGCCGTCATAGGTGCGCTTGCCGGTGATCAGCGTGAACGGCTGGCGAGCGGCCTGCAGCGCGAGCAGCTTCTGGTAGATGCCGTTGACCCGCTGCTCGGTGAACAGGCCGAGGACACTCGATCCGGTCGCGGCCAGGGAGGCTCCGCCGGAGATCAGGCCCGTGGCCGCCTGCACCACCCCCCCTACGATGTTGGAATTGCTCCACCCGCACCGCATCGTCACCGTGCGCGGCAGCATGAACATATGATCCGAGGCCGGCGAGCCCTTCGCCAGCGGATGTAGCGTCACCGTCGCCCGGTCGGAGAAGTGCTCCTCGATCGTCACGTCGGGAATGATCGCGCCGCCCGGTGTGCTGGCGTCGCCGATACTGCGCGGCAGGCGGATCCACGCCGGGATCAGCCCGGTCGCCGCCAGGGCTTGCTGGCCGACGCCGGCGGCGACCGATGCGCCAAGCAGGGCGCCGCTCATCGAAGCACGCTCGCGGTGTTGCGCACCAGCGTCTCGTTGACGCGGTTCTGTGCCAGCACCACGCGATGCGCGGTATCGGCACCATCCGTGCCCGGCGGCACCTGGATCGTGGTCTGCTGATGGATCGTCACACCGCCACCCCCGCCGTCGCCATCGCCGGCGGACGCGACGGCAGTGGCTGGCATCGTGGGTCGGCCGCCCAGCGCCATCTGCACGCCGCGATCGACCACACCAGGCGGCAAGCCGTGCCCGAGTTCGACGCGCGACATCGCCGTGACGATCTTCGCCATCAGCGCCGGATTGCCGGTGTCGATCGGCGCGTCCTTGTCGATGCCGACCTCGCGGGCAACGCGGGTGGCGTAGGCGGACGGATCATTGGCATCCTCGACCGGCGCCCAGCCATGCTCGCGTTTCCCGGTCGCCGGATTGACCCTTCCCGCGATCAGTTCCATCAGCGTGTTCTGACCGTGCCGCGTCTGATCGATCTGGATTTGATTGACCATCGCGGCGACGCCCGATTCCCAGCTTTCAAAATGCCGGAACCCGCCGCCGCCCACGGGGCGCAAATTGCCAGGGTTGAGGTTGCGATCGCCGACGGTGTTGCCGGTGGTCGTCGTGGTGCCGCCACCGCCGCTGGTCGCACCGTCGGAAGAACCAAACCCCAGCCAACCCCAGAACTGCTTGGCGCCCTGCTCGTGCAGCTTCTTGACCTGATCGGAATGGCCTTTGCCGAACGCCCAATCTTCGATCGAGTCTGACGCCTTATTCAGTTCGTCTTGCAGCCACGTCGTGATCAGTGCCGCCACGCCGACGGCGAGCGTCGAAGCGATCACGCCCGCGCCCGCGCCCGCGCCAGCGGCACCAGCGGCGGCTGGGGCGGCGAGGCCGAGCAGACGGCCCAGGCGTCCCACCACGCCCCCCGCGGCGAGCGCGACGCCGATCGCTCCCAAGGCCGCGACGATCGACCACATATTGACCTTGATGCCGGCGACCTCGACGCACCAATCCTTGAACTTGTCAACGAATGACCAGTTGATTGCCGAGATGCCGCCGCTCTCCCAGACGGCATAGTCCTCGAGTATCAGCATCAGTGCCGACAGCGCCGTGATCCACGCCCCGATCGGCGAGCGCATCAGCGCGACACCGAACGCAATCAGCGCGCCCTCGACGATATCCAGCGCCGGTGCGACCTGGGTGAGCAGTTGGAAGATTTGCTGGAACCCGTCGATCACATGGCCGACGATATCGACCAGCCCGGTCATCGCGCCGAGCAAGAACGCCACCGCCGCGGCCGCCGCCCGCAGCAACGCGGTGATCTGCGGCAGGTGCGCCTTGATGACCTCATACAGGTGCTGGAGGATCGGCCCGAGCCGTTCCATCAACGCCGCGCTGAACGCCTCGCGCATGGCGCGGAATTCGAGGCCGATCGCGCGGAACTGGTTGCTGACCTCGTAAGAGTTCTTCTTCCACCGTTCCATCGCCGCGGCGTTCAGGCCGACCGCCTCGTAAACCTCCTTCTGGATTTTGAGGAAGCGTTCCCAGTCGCCGCTGCTTGCGGCCAGCATCTCGCGCATGCTGAAGCCAAACGATTCTGCCCAGGCCAGCGTCTGCGCGAACTGATTCCGCTGTGCGTCGGTGCCGTGCATGAACTCATAGGTGCCGCCGTGCGCGCGGAACCACTCGCCAAGCTGCCGGTAGCGGTCCGTCGTATCGGTCGCCGTGATGCCCAGCGAGCGCAGTTGCGCCGTCGCCGCGCCGCCGAACCTGGCGGACCATTCGGAGAACCGCTCGAGGCCCTGCGTCGCTTCCTCGCCCGAGATGCCGAGGTTGGACAGCGCGAAGGTGGTCGCCTTGATGTCTTGGACGGACGAGCCCATCCGCAGCGACATCCAGTAGAACTTCTCGCCGACCTCGGCGAGCGAGCGCGACAGCGCGATCATCGCCGTCGTCAGCCCGACCAGTTCGGTCGCCAGCCCCTTGGTGCTGGTCGCGGCCTTGGTCAGCCCTTGCAGGAAACTCTGCTGCGAGGCGCCATCGACGACATAGCGGACCGAGACCAGGAATTCTTGCAGGGTATCGGCCATCAGCCGACCCCCGGCTTCTGGCTGGCGGGATTGGCGGCGCGGGTGATGATCTCGGAATACCAGGGATTGCCGCGGGTATCGCCGTGGTGCTTCACCGACCAGACCCGAAAGACGCCGTCAGAGTTGGCGATCATCATCTGCTGCTGGATCACCGGCACCGTGTCCGTGGCCTGCCCCTTGCCTGATTGCGACAGCATTTTCCGGGTGAGGTCGCTCTCGTTGATGTGGATCGCGGAGCCCGGCTGGATCGACGGATTGAGCAAGGTCATCACCGATATGCCGCCGTCCATATTCTGGTGCGGGATGCCGATCATGCCGGTCTGCGAGTTGACCACGGTGATCGTCTGGGGCGGCGGGTCGTTCAGCGTTTGAAGGTTCAGCTTGCCGCTGCCATCGATGTAGCAGTAGCCGCCCGCGGTCTGCGTCACGTCGCGCACCACGTCACGCGGCGAGCCAAGGAGCGTGCGCGCCCGCGGCGATTTCGCGTCGCCCAGGTCGGTGATCTGGCCGAGCGTCACCTTGCCGGACGACACGCTGCCCTGCGCCGCCGACATCGCGTCGGCGCAGGCTTTGAGCACGTCGTTCTGGGTATGCCCGGCGGGCAGCGTGGTATTGATGACCGCCTGATTGAGTGCCGGGTCGAAGTTGTTGGCATACATGCGCAGGTACGTATCGGTGGCGCTCTCCCGGCCGCGCTCGAACCAGATGATATCGCCGCTGAACAGCATGCTGCCGCCCGGGTGATATCCGCTGGGGGCGCTCCCCTTGTAGTTCGGCAGCGCATAGCCGGCGAGCAGCGCGACGTTGGTGTATTGCTGGGCGATCCGCTTCATCAGGTTGTCGGAGAGGTTGTAGACCGTCGCCGTCATCCGCCATGGCATCAGCGACGGGTTCATCTCCACCTCGAAGGTGAAGCGAAA